CGGGATAATGTTGCCGCGGTAACCCACGCGCGAAAAGAAATCCTGCAAATACTGCATATCCAAACCGTTGGTTTGGTGTTGGTAACGGATAAACGCCTGCACATTCGGATTGGCCAAATAGCCCGTTTGCGCGACAGAAGGTGCAGGCTGGTTGAAAAACGGCGGCGCGGTGTTCGGCTGCCGTTGCTGCTGCCACACGGTCAGAATCGGGTCGTCCATATCGGCAGGGCGGCCGGTGGCGGTGGGGTGGTTCTGTGCTATCCGGCGGCGGGAGTATCGCGAGGTTTTTCGGGGTTATCCTGTTTGGGAATTTCCTGCGACCACTGCAAGAGCGCGGTTATATACCCTTCGAGACCGGTAGGCATAGGCGGCGCGGGCGGCGGCTGCCTATTGTTGATGTGCCCGGTTAGCGTTGTCATGTACGACATGGCGATAGAGAGCGCCATGCGCGCCCGGTCTTGCCGCTCATATGCTGCCTGCTGGATAGCGCGGGTATCACGCTCCATCGAATCCATACGGGACTGCAACGTTTCGTTCTGCTCCTGCAAACGCTGCACAAGAGCGGCTTGTGTGCCTACCTCGGCCTTTGTCTTCTCTTGCTCTAACGCGAGCTTAGTCTTCGTGATCTCCGCCTTTGACTCAGTCTTTTTGGATGCCCAAAGTACTAGGGGAGACGCGCATGCCCCGAAGATCGTCCCTAACAAACCGTATAAAGCAGAGGGGTCAAGATAAGGTGGCATTATTTTCCTAGCTCTTTGCGAAGAATCCCACGAGGTTCACAATGACATGGCGGCCTTCTTGCAATGGAACGTCCCATGATTTCACAGACCGGTCGCCGACAGTGGCATAGATTTGCCCTGCCTGCCCAGGAATAAGCTGTGTCTCAATCAGCCCCGCGGGTGCGGGTGCGTCAGCAGGCCATGTGAACAACTTTTCATCGTTTGTGAAATTTCCTCGGTATGTAAAGTCCATGTGAATCAAGCCGAGACCTGTTAGGTTATCCACCTGCACATAGCACCGCTCCGCGCCGTTTGATGTTGTCTTTGTCGTGGCATGCGTAAGAGTCCATGTCTTCGAGCCGGTCTGCACAGGGCCTTGACCCGGTCGAGTTGTAGATAAGTAGTTATTCACCTGGATAAACACATCGTCACCTTGCGGCGAACGTGTTCGGACAGGTACTCCCGTCCATCCTGAGGGCGTAGCCACGTCACGAGAGACGCAGTTTACGATTGCTAACCCCTTGAACCATGTCTCGACATAGTAGGACCATCGTGCTCCGCCGTCTGCTTTTCGGGCGCTTCGAGACGTGCAGGCATTGAGGACAGTCCCGTCGGTTCCTTCATTGAGCACATAGAAATCCGATGCCTCGTTGATCTTCGCGGGTGCAGTAACAGTTCCCTTGTATGAGGACGATTCGGCGCGACATTCGGAGAGGACGTTATCACCGTAAGCGACGATAAACCCATGCCCTCCGTTTTCCTGTGCCTCGCATTCGACAAAGGCGCACTTAGTGGCACGGATGTACCATCCTGCTCCGTCTTTCTGGTTTCGGCGGTTAGCGGTGGATGGTGCTCCGGCCGCTACGTCTTGCCCGGCGGTCGAACCTGTAGGCAAAGCGTAGAGGTCTGCAAATGGTGCGGCGCGGTGCGTGTACCATGACGTCGAGAGAGAGAACTTCGTTTGTGAAGTCCACACCTCAATGCCTGCGTAGCCGCTCTTTGACTGGTTTGAACCTCCGATGTCTGCACCGAAAAATTTATTATCGGCTGCACCGCCGGTTCCTTCCGGGTGTCCCGCTGGTTTACCTACGAGCAAACCTGATTGGCCGCAGTGGCGGGTTTTCAACGAGAAAACTTTCATCGCTTGATCGTCGATGCCGATGATTGCCGCACCGGTTTCCATACCCCAAATCTCAAGGAAATTCAGAGTAGGAACGGCGTCCGGGTCTGCGGGGTCTTTACCCAAATCCGTGTTGAAACAAATGCCGCAAAGATTTGGTATCCACTGCTGATGTTGGATGCCAGATTTGCGAGAGCGGATCATGAGGTTTGAGACACCGAAACGCAGGCATGTGGGGTCTTGCAGACGCTCTTCATAGGTGCCCGTGTGGAAAACGCCGGTCTTTTTCTCGATGGTTTTATCGGTCGTGGCAACAATTTGAGTTGCGGTGCCTTCGCCGTAGACCTGCACAAATCCCTTGAGCTGGATAAATGGGTAGCTAACCTTGTAAACGCCGCCTGGGATGAAGACAGCGCCACCGCCTAACGCTGCGACAGCATCAACAGCATCTTGAATAGCTTTTGTGGAATCCTGTGCGCCGGTCGGGTCTGCCCTATATGGTGCGTCCAAGACGTTCACACTTCGAGCGGATTTCGGCTGCGCGGCCGGTACCTGCACGTTTTCGAGAGCTGTTAGACGTCGGATAATCCCAGAATCGTCATAATTACTCCCGTCCACCCCGTTCTTACCAGGTTCACCCTGCGGGCCTTGCGGGCCGGGAGGGCCAACGGGTCCAGGCACACCCTGCTCACCACGTTCGCCACGCGGGCCAGGTGCTCCGGGTACTCCGTTTACACTGAATTCCTGCACGATTTTACGGACACGTTCATCTAGATTCGGGTCGATCGATATAGCCTCGGTGGCTGGAATCCCATGCATTGAGGGTTGTTTCCCGACTTGTTCGGTAAGCCACCCGGATAGACTAACCGTTTCCCCGCCCTTCACAGAGACGGAGGTGAATGCTTTCAGCCGTGTACCGGATACTGCGGTAAATGATCCCTCAACAATGTATTCGCCTTCAACTAGGTCAAGGCCGGTTACGCCGCCGGTGCGGGCAGTTTTTAAAACGCCGTCTACGATATGGCCGGTAATTACCGTTGGTACATACGTAGTCCCAGCATCCACACGCCACATTGGCGTAAACGTAATGGTGCCATGAGCAGGCACCGGGGACTCATCTATTTTTTGGTGAGTGAGCGTGTGCGCAATGACGCGCCCATAATTTACAGACATTATCAGTCCTTAGGTTTAGTAACTAGTTGCCGTAGCTCGGCGAGCGCGGTTTCTAGTGCTGTGAATCGTTGTTCGAGTGGGAGTACGCCTTTGATCCATGAACGAATCTTTGGTACCACCCACGGCGAGGGTGGGTCGTCGTATGGGTCTTCTTGGGGTGTGTCTTCGGAGCCGGTTCCGACTGCGAAGGTTTGGTCTGTGATGTACATGTGTCCTACGTCGATGTCGTCTGCTTTTTCGCATACGGCGTTCACGTTGTCTTTGGTGATTCCGTGGACGATGTGCCAGAACCGCCATGAGGGGAGTCCTTGGTAGTGGTCTGGGTGGATTTCTTGGTGTGTGCGAGCGAGGTATTTTGCTGCGTCGGATTCGTAGGTTACGGCGATGTCGCAGGCGTTCATCATTTCTAGGCGGGTGTTTGAGCCTGGGTTGATGATGATGGGAACGTCTGCACCGAGGGCTTCTCGGAGTAGTCGGTAGAGTTCGATGTAGAAGGGGATTATGGCCTGTTGTTCTGCGTCCCAGCCGTTTACGACTTCGTCGAGGAATATGGCTATGTTTACTATTTTTGTCTGGCCTTTGTACCAGGCGATTATGTTTTTTGCAGTTTGTAGAATGTATTCCTGCGTGTATTTGGTGATGTGCTCCATTGGCACGTTGAGGGTTTTTTGTATGCGAGCGCGGTATTGTTCTGTGGCGTATTTTGAGTTTGCGCCGAATCTGGTTTTTATGTAGAACGCTACGAGTTTCGCGCCTGCTGCTTCGGCTAGTTTGCCTTGTTTGAGGAAGTCTGGGTCTACTTCTGTTCCCCAGTCGCCGGATGATTTGTTGAGGATGACGATGCCGAGGGTTTCACCGAATTTTAGGGTTTTTGCCCATTTACTGCCTTGCGGTTTATCCCTGTTGTAGTAGTCGGCCCACCAGTAGGATATTGGTGAGTAATAATTCTCGCCTGCTTGGAATCCGAATGAGCGTTGAGCGTCTACTGCGGAGCCGAGGATTTCTTTTGCTTTTTGTTCGATGAGGGCGAGAAGATGCTGCTCGGTGAGGGTTCCGGTACCCCCGGGGATTGCGATATTACCACCTGTGCTACCCGCTTCGAGCTGGTTGTACAGGTTGGTGTTTACGATCATTGGGGGTGTTATGTCTGGGTGTGGGTTGGTAATCAATTTTTGACTACTTCGCTTTCTGTTGCCTGTGCTGTGTCGTGTTTGGGTGTGTCGAGTGCGATTAGCCCTAGCTGGATTTGTGCGTCGAGTAGGGAATCTCGGAGACGGTTGTTTTCCTCAGTCAGGTAGATTACTTTGGTTTGGAGCTGTTCGGGTGTCATACGGTGTCTTTCCCCTTGCTTCGGTTGAGTGGTAGTACATAGAGTTCTACCCAGAAATTTTCTTCGCGGTTTCTTCCTAGATGGTTGAGCCATACGCTGCATCCGTCGTTGCGGAGGTTGTTGATAGTGGCAACGATGGGGTTTCCGCTAATGACCTGAGTAACTACGTAGGGGAGCTGCCCTACGTCGCCCCACCCTACGCGGATTTCTTGCCAGCCGCCGCCGTTGAGGGTGTAGGGCCCTAGTGGGACGTGGAAGAAGGTTTTGGTTTGAGAGAAGAATCCCTCTACGCGAACGTTCGCTTTGACTCGCAATGATTCAGAGATGTTCACGCCGCCGTTCCAGTCTACGGAGAGGCCCCTGTAAACGTTTATCGGGTCGTCGTGGTGTTTCATCCCGAACGTGAAATAGCCCTGTGGGTCCATGCGGATAATGCCTTTGGGGGCTTGCATGGAGGCTTCCTGCGGGCGCATCTCGATAATGGATGATCGGGAGCCTGCGGGGCCTCGCGCAAGGTCGGTGTAAATGGTTACGCCGGGTTCGTCGTTAGATGATGTGGCGAGGGTTCCTGTGAAGTAGTTTCCATCACCGTTAGCACTAATTTTTACGGTCTGTTTACCGGAATCGTCGAAAGCGGTGATACCGGCCGAGTTTAGCTTCACTCCACGGTTTTCTGCGGCGTCGGTTTGGAGCAGGCCGCTAGTAATCATCTGTGCAGCCAATTCCGAGACCTTGAGACGGCGCGCAACCAATTCCTCGGTGACGATCTTCTCAGCGTCGATATGCCGCGCAACTAGTTTCTCTGTGAGCACCTTATCCGCGGTTAGCTGCGATGTCACTATCCCCTCAATCACGGTGGCGCGTTGCAGAATCGCATCATCTGTCACCACGAGACGTTTCGTGTTCACGTCCATCGCGTTTACAACCCCCGCAGCTAGTTCCGATGTCATACGGAGCTGCTGAGCTGTCACTGCGTTATCTGCGAGCGCGGTTCCTGTGAGGGTTTTTGATGAGTTGAGGGTGCGGGCGAGTGTATTGGGGTCTTCGGTCGCGTTTTTGGCTGCTGTTGCTGTTTGGGTGGC